TTGAATTTATAATCAAAATTATAACTTTAGGACAAGGAAAAAAAATAGCAAATTGGATTGCTAAAAAAATGGGATATGAAAGATGCGACTGTGATAATCGTAAAGAATCCTTAAATAATCTCAAAATTAAAAGATGGTAAAATTTGAAAAAAATGATTTTAAAAAATGGACTATATTTAGAATGGAAAAAAAGCAGCACCTATCAAGAGCAGAGTTTGAAATGGTATGCTACTTCCACAGCAAATACTACAAACATTCATATTATCTACCTTGCACCTGCTCCCCAAAAAAAATAAACAATTGGATTTCAGATTTAAATAAAATTTGGGATAGTGGGGATTAGAGAGGTTCATAAATGGGAAAAGGCAGTAGTGATGCTTTTAAATTTAGATGGATGGGATTTAAAATGGACTGGTAAAGGCTACACTTCTTATGACGCCAAAGGTAAAACTCCAAAAGGTTTTGATTGTGTTATTGAGATGAAATTTCGTACAACTTATTATGAAGATAAAATGTTGGAAAAATATAAATACGATGCTTTAATGAAGCTAGATAAAAAAATCATTAAACTTTATTTTATAAATGACCCTAAAGGAAATTTTATGTATTGGTTAAATGACTTAAAAATGCCTGTTCCTATTGCAATGTATTGCCCTGACACTACACTATGGACTAAAAAAAAGGTTCTTAAACCTGTCTATCTACTCAAGGAAAACCAAGCCAGTAGAATAAATATCAATAATACTTATTAAATTATTTGTTTATAAGTAATATTATTTGTATATTTGTTCTATGGTTAAAACAAAAACAATAGAACTAGAAGTCGAAAATGTATGGCTAGATATTGAATATAGTTATACTGAGGGAGAAAAAGAAGTAACATATTACCCTGATGGAAGTGGTAGCCCTGCAAGTGCTCCGAGGGTTGATGTTTATTCAGTAGAAGCAGGAGGAGTTGACATTACAGAAATAATATCTGATTATGTTTTTAATGATATTGAAGAACAAATCTATAAAACGTATGAAGATTAACAAGGTAATAAAGTTTTATCAGGAAACAACACCTGAAGAAAAATGTCATTTTTTAAATATGATAGCAAAAAATATATGTGTACCTGTGCAAAAAGAGGATGGATGCCACGTGCTAGAACTAGACGAGGAAGTTCCTGTTTGTATGAATGGAACATTTTATCAAATTAACACAGAAGAATTATATAAAGACGAAAAACTTAAACAAGATGAAAAAAACAATTAAAATAATAGGAGAATTTTTATTTGTAGCAACGCTGTTCTTTTTATGTTGGTTATCCTTAGTTATATATTATGGATAGAGACAACAAAAAAATGGAGAACAAATATAAATTAATGGCGTGGTCATTAGTAGGGTTGTTTATTACATTATTCTATATACTTTTCAGCCAATGATATTATTAATTGACGCTGATAGTTTAGTGTTTGCCAGTTGCTATTCAGGAACTGAAGAAAAATATTATACAGAAATAGAAGATTCGGCAGCAAAGTTTGACGAACAACTGATGGGAATTGTAAATCGTTTAGAGGAAAATTTTGATGTTAAAGAAGTCATTACCTTTAATGGCAGTAAAGGAAACTTTAGAAAAAAAATTAATCCTTCTTATAAAGCAAATAGAAAAAAACAAGAACTACCTCCCTTGTTACACAAAATGCACCAATACGTTAAAGACACGCATAACAGCGTTTATGGATATGGACTTGAAACTGACGACTTAGTAGCTAGATATTGGAAAGTGTTATCAAATGAAATTGGCAGAGACAATGTAATGATAGTAAGCATAGATAAAGACTATAAACAATTTCCTTGCTTAATTTATAATTATCATTATAAACATAAATGTATTTATGACATAAGTAAAGCAGCAGCTCTATATAATTTTTATGAGCAAATGATTATGGGGGATGCAAGCGACAATGTAAATTACTTCTACGGTAAGGGCAGAGCCTTTGCTAAGAATCATTATAAAGGATGTAAAACAAAATACCAATACACTAGAAAATTATTTGAATTATTTAAAAAAGAATATAAAAGTAAAGCAAGGGAAAAATACATTGAATGTTATAACTTACTAAAATTAAGAACACAATGAATACAAGACAAACATCAATAGATTGCTATAACGAAATAAAAGCAAATGGCTTACTATCAAAAAGAAGATTAGAAGTTTATGGAGCTTTATATACATCAGCACCTTGTACATCTTCAGAAGCTATAAGAAACGCTAAAACTACATTTGGAGTATTCGGAGTAAGTTCTAGATTTACAGAGCTTAGAGATTTAGGAGTTATTTATGAAAAAGGTATTAAAAAATGTAGTGTTACAGGCAGGAATGTTATAGAATGGGATTTAACAGATAGATTACCTATAAAATTTAAGAAGAATTATAAAACAAAAAAACAAAAAATTGATGATGCTATAAATTCCTTGCGTGAGTTATATAAAAACAAAAACAATAGCACAAATGAGGATTGGAAAATAGTTGCTGATTTAATTAAAACAATATAAAATACAATGAAAAATTTAAAACCAATTCAATTAGCAAATAAATTAAAAAGTATTACAAAAATAAATGTCTTTGAAAATACAAGGAAAAGAGAAATAATTGAAATAAGAATGTTGCTTTGTTATCTGTTAAGAGAAAAACTAGGAATGCGATGGACAAATATTGCCCTGTTTTTTGCGAACAATAATAAACCAATGACACACGCAACTGCTATGCATTCTTATAAAATGTACCCTGTTTATAAAAAACATAATAAAAAATTAAAAGAGTATGAAAGGATGTTTACCTTTAAAAGTGATTTGACTTATGATGAAATTGATAGAATACATTTTTTAGAAAACCAAATAAAATACTTACAAAATAAATTAGACCATCCCTTAATTGCTTTGTTAGAAAAAATACCACAATATAAATATGACGAAACTTGTGAAAGATTAGATTCTTACATTAAAAGTTGGGAATGGAAAAATAACGAAACAAAAAAAACATAGATATGCTACATCAAATTAAGATTAATAAAGTAAAAGCAAACCCAAATAATCCTAGATTAATAAAAGGCGATAAATTTAAAAAGCTAGTTCAAAGTATTAAAGATTTTCCTGAAATGTTAAAGCTAAGACCGATAGTGGTTAACAAAGAAATGGTAGTGCTTGGTGGGAATATGAGATTAAAGGCTTGTATTGATGCTGGACTCAAAGAAATATGGGTAGCAAAGGCTTGGGAATTAACACCAGAACAAGAAAATGAATTTATAATAAAAGACAATTCTAATTTTGGAGATTGGGATTGGGATATATTGGCAAACATTTGGGACACTAAAGAATTAAAAGATTGGGGAATAGATGTGTGGCAACCAGAAGAACAAATTGATTATTCTGTTTTAGACGACATTGACTTAGACCAAGAAATTCAAACGATGTATGACCAAACAAAAAAATCTATTATACTAGAATATCCTGCTGAAAACTTTGAGCCTGTTAAAAAACTTTACGATGAATTAAAAAATAAAGGAGCTGACTTGCAAGACTTGTTTTATAAAGCTATGCAAAACTATGAAATTGTAAAGCGTATGGAAAAATTATGATTCCAAAAATTATTCATCAAATCTATTTTGATTTATATAATAGAAAAATAGATGAGATTCCTATTTATAGTAAAAGTATAAAAGAAATAAAACTTCATAATCCTAAATTCAAACATATACTTTGGGATAAAAAAAGTTCAGCACAATTAATAAAAAAAGAATTACCTCAATATTATAGTTTTTATATGAATATGAGATATGATGTTCAAAGAATAGATTTTATGAGGTTTGTAGTTTTATATGTTTATGGTGGATTTTATGTTGATTTGGATTTGATTAATTTAAAAAGTTTAGATAATTTATTAGATAAAAAATTTATTGGTTACAGCTTAAAAAAATTTATACCTAAACATAATGAAATAATACAAAATGATTTTTTTGGAGCAGTAAAAAATTTTAAGCTATTTAAAATACTAATGGATTTATGTGAACCGAATTATAATATAAAAGCATCTAATAAAATTTATAATAGTTGGAAAGGAAGATTTGTTTTACAAACAACAGGTCCAAGATATGTCTCTAAAATTTTTAAAAAGATTTTACCAAAGTATAAGCCAGAAACAAATTTAATATATACAAAATGGAGGAATGATAATTGGAAAAATTATAATAAGAATGATTTTTATTTTGAAAATTATGTAACAGGAGGATGGTTTGAAAACACTAGTAAAACTCTTAAAAATAATAATACTTTTTATTTAAAAGAAAATGAAATATAGAATAGCAATACCCTCGTATAAAAGACCAGAAGCAATTAGGAAAAGAACATTAAATTATTTGATTGATATTTGTAACATAGATACAAAAATAATAGATGTATTTGTAGCTAATAAAAAAGAGTATGAAGATTATAAATATTTAAAAGAACTAGGAATTAATATTATTATTGGAGTTAAGTTATTACATAAACAACGAAATTTTATACAAAACTTTTATAATGAAGGAAGTTTTATTATGCAATTTGATGACGACATTGATAGCTTAAAAATTAAAAAAGGTAAAAAAACAGAAGTATTGAAAGATTTAGATTCAATAATTCGTATAGGTTTTAATGAATGCTTGAAACATAAAACAAAATTATTTGGAGTAGGTGCAGTTGATAATCATTTTTTTATGGATAACAAAATATCAACTAATTTAAAATTATGCGTTGGTGCTTGTTTTGGGATAATAATAGATAATGACATATCTTTATCTCTAATTTTAGAGGAGAAAGAAGATTACGAAAGAACGATTAAGTATTTTATTAAGTTTGGAAAAGTTGTTAGATTAAATATGATTGCAACAAAAACAACATACTACTCAGGAGCAGGAGGAATGGTAGATAATAGAACAGAAGAAGAACAAAATAAATCTGCGTTATATTTATGTAAGAAATATCCTGATTTAATAAAAATAAATCCACACAGGAAAAGTAAATATTTAGAATTAAGATTAATTCATAGTGCAAAATGAAAACGTTAAAATTAAAAAAGCAAGAACACGATATAAAAATAGGAAAGCGATGTGAGTTTATGCCACCTACTGTAACTGAAAGTTGTTTATTGGAACTTGATGGAAAGATAATAGGATTTTATTTAACTGACTTGCCTGATAAATTAAAACAATATATCACAATAGCAAATAAAGAGTTCTTGAGTCCTAATGTTCCTAAGTCATTATTGGAAAGGGCAGACGTTTATAAGATGCAACAAAAATATGGCATAAGTAGAAAAGAAGCAAAGGCAAGAAGCACAGTGCAAATGTCAACAATACTTGGAGGAGTATTAGCAAAGGCACATTTAAGGAGACCCTACAATTCTGTTTCAGCAGTTCATACACACAAAAAAGCAAAGACATTTATTAAGGCAATGTTACTATCTTGTTTAGAAAGTGAGAAGTTAATTAAACAATATATGCCTGAACAATATAAACAACAGAAAAAAATCATAGAAGAAAATACGTTATCTAAATATAGGTTTGGAAATTTATTTACGAGTAGTATATCTAATTTTAATATTGCTGCTCCGTTTCATCAAGATAGAGGTAACCTAAAGAACACAGTAAATGTGATATTAACTAAAAGAAAAGATACAGAGGGTGGTGCTTTGTGTGTTCCAGATTTTGGTCATACCTTTGAGCAGTGTAATAATAGTATTCTTGTATATCCTGCTTGGTACAATATTCACGGAGTAACAAAAATAATACAACATAATAAAGATGGGTATAGAAATAGTTTAATCTTCTATCCACTTGCAGGATTTAATAAATAAATATGGACAAAAGTAGACACATAAAAAAGGAATCAATTTTAAAAGCATTAGAACAAAACTTAGGAGTTGTAACACTTTCTTGTAGAAAGGCAAATATACCTAGAAGCACATTTTATAAATGGCTAAATGAAGATGAAGAATTTGCTAAACAAGTTAACGACATTGAAAACATTGCATTGGACTTTGCTGAAAGCGAATTATTTAAACAAATATCTAACAGCTCAACAGCAGCTACAATATTTTATCTAAAGACAAAAGGGAAGAAGCGAGGGTATATTGAAAGACAGGAAATTACAGGAGCAGATGGTATGCCTACTAACTTTCAAATTAAGATAATTGACACCACTAGAGATAGAGAGTAGTATTGTTTACAGACATTTAGTCGAAAGTGATAAAAAAATAATTGTACAGCAGGGAGGAACTCGGTCAGGCAAAACTTACAATATACTTCTTTGGTTAATCTTTCAGTATTGTTCTCAGCATACAGGGAAAATTGTTACAATATGTAGAAAGACCTTTCCTAGTTTAAGGGCAACAGTATTAAGGGATTTTTTTGATATATTAAAAAAGCACACTATATACAGAGAACTAAACCACAACAAATCAAATTCTGAATATAATCTATTTGACAACTTAGTTGAATTTATATCACTTGACCAACCACAAAAGATTAGAGGGAGGAAAAGGAATCTATTATTTATTAATGAAGCAAACGAACTATACTTTGAGGATTGGCAACAATTAGTATTTAGAACACAGGAAAGAATTGTAATTGACTTTAATCCTTCTGATGAGTACCATTGGATATATGACAAAGTAATAACTAGAGAGGATTGCGATTTTTTTAAAACAACTTATTTAGATAATCCATTTATTGAGGATGCTATTAAACTTGAGATTGAAAGATTAAAAGACACAGACGAACAATACTGGCAAATCTATGGACTTGGAGAGAGGGCTGCAAGTCGTTCTACGATATTTAATTATACAGAGGTTAGCATTATACCCTTTGATGCAAAGTTAATAGCTTACGGAATGGATTTTGGTTACACTAATGACCCTACTACTTTGGTTGCTGTTTATACTTTAGAGCATAAACTATATATTAAGGAACATTTATATAGAACCCAAATGACAACTACTGACATAAATGAGTTCCTAAAAAAAGAACAACTACTAAGCAATCCAATTTATGCTGATAGTGCAGAACCTCGCTTAATAACAGAACTAAGAACAATGGGAAATAATATATTTCCAAGTATGAAAGGAAAGAACTCAATAAATGCAGGTATTGATTTACTTAAAAGATATAAGATTCATATACTGTCAGGCTCTAATAATGCTATACAAGAATTTAGAAACTATAAATGGACTGAAGATAAATCAGGCAGGCTTACTAATGTGCCTGAAGATAAACATAATCATATTATAGACCCTTGTCGCTATGCAACTTACTCCATATTAAGCAGACCCAACTTCGGTAAATATACCTTACAATAAAATAGTTATTAAATTATTTGTTTATATCATTTATTTTTATTATCTTTGTTATATAATTTAAAAACCAAACAAAGTGGAAAATAAAATAGAATTTGATTTGAATATTATGGGTTCAATGGATATTGAATCTATGCATATAGTAATAAAAGCATTTAGAGATTTAAAAAATAAGTTTTGC